GAGATCTTCTTTACGAAGCCAACATCAACCCGATCGCCTCTTTCCCATCAACCGGAATTGTGGTCTTCGGTCAGAAAACCCTCCAAGAAGGTCAATCTGCACTTGATAGAATCAATGTGAGAAGACTGGTTATCTACCTCAAGAAGGAAATCTCCAGAATCTCTACACAAATTCTCTTTGAGCAGAATGTCCAAACTACATGGAACCGCTTCATCGGTCTTGTTGAACCGTTCCTTGCAAATGTTAAGAGTAACTTCGGTATCTCTGACTACAAGTTGATTCTTGATGAGTCAACAACAACCCCCGATCTTATTGATCAAAACATCATGTATGCGAAAATCATGGTGAAGCCAGCACGTGCGATCGAATACATTGCGATCGACTTCGTGATTGCCTCTACCGGCGCATCATTTGATGACTAAAAATAATCTGAATACTATTTAAAATTGAATATAGGAGCCAATTAAAATGCCATTCTGGTCAGACAACTTTGCCGAAAACACCGAACTCAAAGATCCTAAGCGTCAGTTTAGGTTCAAGGTAGAATTCACAGGAATTAGTGCGCCACAAGGAGGTTCTCTTCTCTGGTATGCTAAGACAGTGAACAAGCCGTCCTTTTCTGTTGCTACATCGGAGCATCAATACTTGAACCACACGTTCTACTATCCCGGTACCGTGACTTGGGATCCGATTAGTATGACTCTTGTTGATCCCCGTGATCCCGACATGTCCGCTACACTTTCAGACATTGTTAACCTTTCTGGCTACAACCCTCCTTCTAACCCGAACTCACTCGGTACTATGTCGAAGGCAAAATCAGCAGGCGCTCTCGGTGCAGTTTACATCTCACAAATTGATGGCGACGGTAACGAGATTGAGAAGTGGACTCTTTGGAACGCTTTCATTACAACCGTGAAGTATGGCGACATGGCTTATGGAAATGATGACTTGGTTGAGATGACCCTTGAGATCAGATACGACTGGGCACGACTTCAAACCCCCGGTGGTCCTTCACGCGCTACCGCTGGTGATGGTCAAAGCACATTTTTCCAATCATAGTACAACACAACATTTAAACATGCTATAATAGTCTCACACAATATTTCAAAAGAGGTGTATATTGTCAAGAAATAGTGATAGGTTGGGCTCGCAGTTTACTTCAGACACTGCCGAGCCACAACAATTAGCTCAAAACACAGAGAGTGGTGACTTTTCGTTCATCATTCCAACGGAGATCGTGGATCTACCTTCAAGAGGTGCCTTCTACCCAGTAGGGCATCCCCTGCACGGCAGAGACTCAATCGAAATTAAGCAAATGACCGCAAAAGAAGAGGATATGCTGACTTCTAGGTCATTGCTTAGAAAGGGAGTTGCTTTGGACAGAGTTCTTAGCAGCATTATTACCGATAAAAGCATCAACGCTGATAGCTTATTGGTCGGTGATAGAAACGCGCTCATTATTGCAGCGCGTATTTCAGCATATGGCAACGACTACAACACAAAAGTCACGTGTCCTTCTTGCGCAACAGCACAAGAGTACAGTTTTGACTTAAACAAAGCCAGTGTTTACTCCGGAGACGACTTAGCCGACGAAGGAATGGACACAACCCCCACAGGCAACGGAACATTTGTTACTCGTCTCCCCCGAACAGGTCTAGAAATTACATTCAAGATCATGACGGGAGCAGATGAGAAGTTTCTTCTTGAAGGTATCGAACTTGATCGCAAGAACAAGCGAACACACGAGAAGAACGTTACAAGACAACTTGTTAATATGATTGTAGCAGTTAACGGAAATACAACATCAGAGGCAGTCAACTATGTTGTACAAAACATTCCATCAGTAGACGTGCGTCACCTTCGTAATGCGTATAAGGCAGCCAGCCCTAACGTTGATTTAACTCAACACTTTGAATGTTCAGAGTGTGATTACGAAAGTGAATTGGAGGTGCCACTTACGGCAGACTTTTTTTGGCCTAACACCTGATTATATGGAGAACGTATATGAGCAGTTCTTCTTCTTAAAATACTCAGGAGGCTGGTCATTATCGGAAGCGTATAACCTACCTATAGGTCTGCGTAAGTGGTTTGTTGAGAGGCTAGTAAAACAACTAGAAGCAGAAAAAGAAGCAATAGAAAATGCCTCTAAGAGCAAAGGCGGAAGAAGCTCTCAGTCATATACATTGTCTGAAAACAATCAACCGCAGATGCCACAAACATTTAACAAAAAATATGGACAAGGGTAAAACCTTGTCTTTTTTTGTGGCAACTATTTATTGAGTAAGGAACTTTTTTGTGGCTATCAATAGAGCAGATTTAGAAGCAATTAAAGCAGCTATCATCGCCGCTATTAATAGTGCCGCAGGCACTTCTGGTGCTTCAACAGGACCTGATCCAGAAGAAATAAATAAACTAAATGAGCGCCTCTCTTTACTCGAAAAAACGAGCAAAGCTTTGGAGAATCAAGAAGCTCGAATCAGGAACTCGTCAAACGCCACGGAACGCCAAAATGAACTTGATCAAATAGCAATCGACCGCGCCAATAATATAATAGAACAGTCAAAGATCGAAATTGCACTGGAGAAACAGAAAGCAACGCTCGATCAAGCAAAAATAGATAGGCTAGAGCAACAAATCCAAAAACAAGAAGATCTGTTAGAAATCGAAGAAGGCTTAAACGAACAGCGCGACGAGAGTACCAGAAAAACAAAAGAACAAGAAGCAGCTATGGATAGCCTTGCTGCCTCCATGCAAGGTCTGGTTGCTGTTTACGACACTCATAGCATGGTGAGTACCCAAAACATCATTAGCATGGCTGGACAAATTAAACAAGCTGGAATAATGAAAACTGCCGCAGGTCTTCTCGGGGGTGCCTTTGTTGGTCTTGTAGATACAATGATTAGTTTGGCATTCAAGACCGATGAAGCTGCTTCACGGTTTATGGCATTTACCGGAGCCTCCGAAGCCGTTGCTGATGGCATTATGAATGATGTGCAGGCAATGTCTTTCTACGGCGTACAAGTAGACCAGCTATACGCTGCTCATGCTGCGTTACGTAACGAAATGACAGAGTTCAGCATGCTGCAACCAGAAATGCAGCGCGAGGTTGCGAATACAGGCGCTTTGCTGGAGAAGCAGGGTGTTGCCATGGGTGACTACGCAAAAGCCACTCAGTTGGGAATGAAGGCATTTGGGCTGGGTGCTGAAGGTGCCGCGGCAGCAAGTAGGGATTTGAACAGTCTGGCACTGCAAATTGGAATAACTCCACAGCAGATGGCTCAAGATTTTGTTACCGCTGGAGATGAAGTAGCTGCGTTCGGCGGCGCTGGTGTAAGCGCATTCAAAGACCTTGCCGTTGTATCTAAGGCAACTGGCTTGGAGATCGATAAACTGTTGAGGATCTCCAAGGGTTTTGATACTTTTGAGGGAGCCGCAACGCAAGCGGGTAAACTTAACGCTGCGTTAGGCGGTAACTTTGTGAATGCCATGGATTTGCTTATGGCGAAAGAGCCAGCCAAACGCTTTGAGATGATCCGTGATGCTGTGCTTAAGACAGGAAAGACTTTTGATGACATGTCTTACTTCGAGCGTAAGTTCTATGTTAATGCTATTGAAGGAATTGAAACAACTTCCGACCTTGCTCTTCTGATGTCCGGCGACCTTGATGCACTGAAAGATAGCTCCAAGGAAACCACAGCTTCCATTAAGGCACTCCAAGATCGCACAAAAGCAATTCAAAGCATTCAAGAGCGTTTTACAACGCTTCTTATGAAAGCTATCCCTGTAGCTACCACTCTTATCACAGCGTTTGAAGGACTCGCCGCTCAGCTTGAAGGAAATGACGAGGCGTTTAAGAAATTTGAATCGGTAGTAAAGGATGTGGTTGGTATAGCCTCCTTGCTAATCAATAACATAGATAAAGTAGCGTATGGACTCGCAGGGCTTGCAGTAATAAAGCTAGCTGCTAGTATAGTGATGTGGTTTAAGGGACTTGGGAAAGCTGCCCCCGATGCTGCTGACGGAATGAAGCAACTAGTCGGACCAACGGTTGCGTTTGGTGCGGCTATTGGTATAGCGGGTTTCGGAATTGGTATTGCTGCAAATGGTTTAGCAAACTTGGCTGAAGCCTTTTCGTCATTGAGTGCGGAGCAGATCTCTGGGTTCAATCAAGCAATTGACACATTAATGGGTACAATGCTACTATTCGGGGCTGGGCTCTTCTTCGTCGGAAAAGCCGGCGGCGCTGCTGCCGGTGGACTGATGAAAGCCGGACTGGCAGTTGCGCTAATTGGTGGTGGTATAGGCGTAGCAGCCGCTGGTATCGGATATATGGGAGAGGGTCTTGCATCGATGCTTAACGCAATGAACGCCGAGAATACAACACTCTTTACAGACTTCGTTAGCACACTTGTGCTTGGTTCTGCTGGCTTTGCAGCAGCGGGTCTTGGTTTGGCTGCAATGGCTTCTGGAATATCTTCTGTTGCTAGCGCGCTGAATGAGATTAATATAGATACCATTAAAGAGTTATCAAAAATGGGCGGTGTAGATGTCGGAGTCACAACCGATGGAGTTGCTACTAATATTGAATCTATTATGAACGCCATCAACGGCGTCGATACATTGAAACTTGGAGCAGCAGCCGTAATGGTCACCGCTGCTGCCGCCAACAACGCTACTGCCGGCACAACCACACCACGAGTGACAGCACAAAAAGAAAAAGATACAAATATTGATGTTAAAGTATATATTGACGGCAAGCAGATGGCTAGCGAAGCTGTCATTGCAGTCAACAACGAAATAACAAAGAGAGTAACAGGAAAGGGAACTTCTGTTATAATACCGGGAAGGAAAGTATAGTAAATGCCAGACAGTTTAGGAATATTTAAGCAGCAAAAATACAAAGAGATAACGCTCAATGACAGAAACGAGACATCTGCTGGGCATCTTAGTCCCGCAACCACAGACGGCATAGCGAATAACGCTGAAGCTGTTCTGTCTTTCTTTCATGTTCCATCTGAGAGCGATGTGTTTTTCAAGGCTTTCATAACTACTTTCAACGAGTCGTACTCTTCAGATTGGACTCCTGATACTGTATTTGGTAGAACTGACCCAATTTATACTTTTAAGAACACAACAAGAAACATAACCTTGTCTTGGAAAATCCCTGCTGAAACGATCAGCGAGGCTTATGAGAACTTAGGAAGAGTTCAAAAACTCGCCCAGTTCCTTTATCCCAACTATGCTGGTCTCGGTGATAACATTAATACGCTCTCTCAAAGTCCGCTTGTTAGGCTAAAGATGATGAACCTGATCCAAGGCGGTAATGAGCAAGCCATCAATGAAGATATAGATGCTCCAAATGCAAGAACTTTGCTTAGTCGTTACATCTCCGCCAATAACCCTTCGCAGGGACTTCTTGGTGCAATAACAAGCATGAATGTGAACCATAACCTTGAGAATCCAGATGCTGGTGTTGTTCAGACAGCAACAAACACAATATTACCGAAGTTGATCGAAGTCAGCATCGACTTTGCAGTTATTCACGAGTCTGTGCTGGGTTGGGATGAGCAAAACAACTTTATGGATCAGTCTTTTCCATATAATGCTGTACTGGAGTCGGAAAGATATAACGTTGAACCGGGTTCATATAATGAAAGAATTGCTGCTCGACAAGCTCGTGAGAACGATAGGGTTGCTGCTGAGCAAGCTCGCGAGAATGCAATTGCTCGTGGATATAACGGGATGTTTGGGAAAGCAGCACAACGGAGAGATGAAAGAACTTTAGAGAAGCTCGATAGGAAAATTCAAGCCGGAGAAGCAACAGAAGTTGATGTTAGAAACTCTCAGTACTTAGAGAGTGCTTTACGAGGACAAGAGGCTCTCGAAGAAGAACAAAGAGCTATGGCTGACTTCACCTCATAACGGAATAAAACAATGTCAAGATACAACGCATATAGAAAATTATTGAACGCTAGTGAGTATTATAAGCCTCTTAGAAAAAGCAGAGGAAAAGAAAAAGGTCTTACTCACTACGAGACGCCTGTGCTATATCATCCGACATTGAGTGATAGAATTAATATCGCAACAACAACACACGTTTGGACTACATCGGATAGGTATTATAATTTAGCTAACCAATATTATGGAGATCCGAAACTGTGGTGGATCATCGCATGGTACAATGGAATGCCAACGGAAGGAGATATCTATCCGGGCGATTTGATAACAATTCCTCTTGACGCACAGGAAGTTTTAGATTTATTGGGAGTTGACTGATAAATGGCTGATATAGAACAGTTCGAATATATAAACAAAGAAAATACTCCCGAAACCGCAAGACGCATAGAACTAGTGGGAGATGACTTATCTACATATTCAAACGAAGCAAGCGCATTCGTACAGGAAGCAAATAATATAATAAATGGTCTTGGCTCTAGCGCCAGTGATGCTTTGGTAGATAAAAGCCTCATCGATGGTGGAACTGCATCGCTAGAAAAGGGTGTTTATAGGAACAATGGACAAGACTTTCAAAACGAAATAGCAAGAAGCATCGCATCCTTACAAGAATTTAAAGAAGGTAACCCAAGCCAGTCTGAAGAAGCTGACAAGGCCATTAGCGCCCTTGAGGCTAGCCTTGAAAAAGCAAACAATGCACAAACAGTTCGAGAATATATTGAGGAAGGGTTGACGATTGATGGAGTTGTGGAGGATGGCGTCGGACCTGCGACTTTGGGTGAGTGGTTCGATGAACAGCTTGACATACAGGCTGCCTTCTGGGGACGAAACACCAAGCAAGCAAAAGAAAAGGCTCAGGAAAGACAAAAAACACAAGAAGCACTTTCAAGAGACATAGAGAGACTTCCCAAAGAATTGGATCCAAATGAAAACTATCTAAACTTAGGATTTAGAGAGCAGGGATACATTCAAAAGAACTTATTCAATTTAGTTAAGATAAGAAACTCTCGCAACTTCCCAAGAAAAACTAACCTTCCGTATGTTGGGGGAAACAAAAAGAATTATTGCGTAATGTGTTCTGGTGATCCTTATGCATTTATGAATAGTCTGACTCAACCAACGTCACCATCGGACATGTTTGATATCCCACATCATGTGTTATCGAATCTACAACCAGAAATTAGACTTTATAAAGTTGTTTTAGACAAAAATGGAAAAGAACTTAAAGAAATAGAAATAACCTTCCCTGCTACCAACACAAAAGAACAAATCAAACAAGCATTTAAGAACAAGAGAAGCAGAGGCTATGGTATAGGTATGAAAAGCTTTGAATGGGTTCTTGAAGGTAGCGACCCGTTTGCAGCAAAGAAGATGATCTCGGCAACTCTAACGCTACACGCCACCACCTTCACAGAAATTCTAAGAGACAGAAAGAACAACAAAGGACAACCTTTCAGATACGCAGATCTGGCAATAAAAACTGGAACTTCGACATTGAAAAAAGAACAAGATGCGTCCGAATGTTTTACAAAATCTGCTGATATATCTTTTGACGGCTCTTACGATGTAAATTTCAGACTTAAGGCGGTTGTCGGGTATGCGATCCCAAAAAGACTTGATATACCTCGTGCTATGAAAGATAAATACGACAAGGCAATAAAGGCATCTTATGCGACATACGATCTTATACCCACTATTCACGAGTTTAATTTCGAAGATGACGGAAGAGTATCGTTTGTAATAAATTACCAAGCTTATGTGCAGGACTTTTTCGATGCATCATACTTCGATATATTTTCTGATGATAACGCTAACACTAGACAAGTCTATAGAGACAAGATTGAGAAAAAAATAAAGTCTGCTATCGATGAGGATTCATCGAAAGGTTCTCAAGAAGAAGACGCAAACAGAATTAAGAAACTCAAAACCGAAAATCTAAAAATATTGTTGACAAAGCTGTTCAAAAAAGACAAGATGTATTTCTACAATATCCCTTATGAAGACTTGAACGCTGCGATGTCGAGCAATAGTGTGGCTCCCTTCTATAGCTCTGAAAGAGTTATTTTAAATGAAGAACAGATATTAGAAGAGATAACTTCATTAAAGAAGGATATTGCTGGTACCGAGTTCAAACAAGCAACGAAAAATGAAAAACAAAAAAGACTTAAGAGTTTACAAGAACAACTAGACGCACCTTCGTCTATTTCTTCAGAGGCAAACAAAAATTTCAACTCAAGCGACCACAGACAAGTTACAACGTTCTTTTTATATGATCTAATAGACACCATATTAGAGGGAATAAACTCGTCTTTTTCCGCTCAAGAAGAAGTCCTCAACGAATTGAGAAGAGAATACAACCTTGATGCTGCTAGAGAGGTCATTCAACTGGAGAGAGAAAACTTAAAGAAAGCCAGAGAAAACTTTTCAAGGTTAAGAATTCTGCTCGGACCAATTGAAATCAGAGATCCGGGTACAGCAGCCAAAAACAGTGAGTCTGGCTCTTCTGTTGGGCGAGAAATGTACTCAAATATTTCAATAGGTGAGATCCCGATATCAGCAAAGTATTTTTCAGAATGGATGGCTGATAAGATGCTATCGAAAGATAGAAGATCGTATACGTTATCTACGTTTATAGAAGAATTCATGAAAAATTATGTTTCTGTGACCTTGAATGATAAAACCTATGCAGGAGTCAAAGCAACTCAGCCGGTCGTGCTTCATAGCACTACGTTGGTATCTTACGGAAAGGATCAGTCAGGCTTAGATGAGATAACTAGTAAAATAGTAGAGCAGAATAGAAAAACACGAGACTACAATGTGGATAAAAGTTTGTTTGAGAAAAACAAGCCGCTAATTGACTCTTGGTGCGTCTCCTCGACGAGAAACAATACAGATTCGCAACAAATAAATAATAGTATTCTTCAAGTTCACGGTGCGAGAACAGAGCCTCAAGCCGGCAACAATTTAGGACAAAACTTTCAGACGAATTGGATGGTTTATTATGCCGGCAGAAGTTCTCCATCTAACACGATGACGGGTGATAGAGTGGCAGATAGACAAAAGGGAATTAGGCATTATATTATGGGTCAGTCGTCTGGTATTGTAAAGAACATAAGATTGGAAAAAACGTCTGCTCCAATGTTGAAAGAATTGAGATATGAGCAAGAAGGTTACGACGGTTTACTACAGTTAAGAGAAGTGTATAACGTAAACATTGAGATGTTCTTGTATCCAAGTGTATATCCCGGTACTATTATCTTTGTTGATCCAAGAGGTTTTGCTCCTGATACCGAGTTACAAATAAATTTAGAAGGCACTAATAAGCAAATAGGTCTCAATAGGTACGAATTGAGTCGTTATGGCGTAGGCGGCTACTATATGGTTATCAGCGCCGCCCACAGGATTGCTGAGGGTGAAAGGGTGACCCAGCTTCGGGGTATATGGCTACATTCCATGTCTCAAGCAAATGGAGCCCCGGCACAAACAAAAGATGTGGAAGCAAAACCTGCCAGTTCTACAAAGAAGTGCGGTGTTGTGGAAAGCACAAACTCCGTATGTAACATAGTACAACAAGGCAGCGAAGAAGATCAGGTTGGCGCGCAGCCAACGTAGGAATAAAGAATGTCAGTTTTTTTTAAAAATAGTAACAACGAAAGTATCGAAGATCTCTTCGACAAAAGGCTAATCTACGTTGATGAGATGGCTGATCCGAATTATAGAAATTTAGTAAACTTCTTATTTGCTGAAAAATATCTTTATGGGAGAGTAAGTCGCAATTATATCCCAATTGAGCTTAATTTAAACGCAACATCGCTTAAAGGTTTGCCGGTAACCAACCAAAGTGACGCTAATGGGTTTCAGGCATTAAATTTTGTTGCTGATGCTTTCAATGATCTGAATGCGCAGTTCAGAAAAAAGGTTATGGCTGGTCAAATCTCCGCTAATGACCAATATTTGACAAGACTAGAGGTTAAAAAGGCGTATGATAGTCCGCGTAAGCAATACAGCGGCTATTTTAGAAGCGTAAAGAGTTTTATAACAGAAACGTTTGAAGGTCGCGAATATAGATTTAAGAACTTCCAAGAATTTATGGCTCATTTCGAAACAATATTGAAAGAGATAACCGACATAGGTCCATTTTCTTATCCTGCTTTCGTAAAAAGTCGCTTATGCACGATGGAAGCAACCGGGTTGGTTATAAATATTGCCTCTTTGGACTCTACAAATGACGAACAGAAAGTTAACAGGTTCAAAAATAGCCCAAACTGGGAGTTTTACCTAAATGCTTGTAGAAGCTATGGTTTTTCGGTTGATTCAAATAACCCATGGCGTCTTGTGGCAGATCTCGGCTCACCAGAGATGATTCAATATGCCAGACGATACAGTCACTTGAGCACGGACTCGGTTTTATCTTTTTGCTATGCTCCAGCGTATGTGACATTTTATGAAAACTTTGTTAATTTGTTTCTTGAACTGTACAATGCGACTAAAAGCGATTATGTTGTTAGAGAATACTGCCAAAATGGCTCAACAATAACTAAAGTGGTCAGACCGTTTAACTACACAACAGAAACTTTGATGGAAAACTTCACCAAAGCAGATTTCTTTAAATTATATATGAAAATTAGACTTATGGAAGAGAGAGAAGTGAATCTCGACCAAATGCAAAAAGAACATCTTCAAAGAGATTGCGAGCAGATGCTTCGAAACGTGCCTGAAAGCAGAGTTGTCAATATTTTTGAAAAACTGATAGCCGAGACGTATAATAACAGCGGTTCCTTGACAGACTTGATCTATCGTGTTAAAGTATCAGAACAAGAGAGGGTAAATGTACTTTCAAACACTTGATGATAAAACAGAATGTGTCGGAGTATATAAAGACGGAAGGCTATACTTCCAAGATATCCCAGACGGGCTTGATCGCACTTGGCGCCCCGGCGGCTTTATTTCTGACGACAACATCGACTACGCTTGGCTTATTTGCAACGGCCAGTCGCTCGGAGAAGTATGCCCAGAACATCTGCAAAAGGAATATGAAGGCTCCAGACGCAAGATGTCGGCATTTTACAAGTCATTTCAGATCGCCAAGATCGACTTCAACGAGCACTGCATTTTTGACCTTATTCCGCAAGACTCGCTGATCCAGTTTTGCGAGATCAAAAACAAGATCACTCAACACGTGTTTGAAACATACGAAAAGCCAGAAAACTATGAGTTTATGTGCGATATAGCAAAACTCACACAAAAACTTAGGCACCAGAAGCTGAATATTGATATATCTAACAGCAAGTCGCTGTTTACGCGGACAATGAACAGAAACGAGTTGCAGAGAATTTTAAGTGTCGGCAGTTACATAGACTATAACATCTACGGCACAGTCACGGGACGCTTGACGACCAACAAGGACTCTTTCCCAATATTGACGATGAAGAAAGACCTCCGA